AGGGGTGTAATCACCCCTTCTTTTTATTAAAGGAAGACATGGAAAAGGATATACTGAGTTTGTGGATAATTATCTAAAAGCGAAGGGTGAATAATTTTTGCATAAAACTTTGGCTATTTGCATAAAAATCCATACATTTGAATCGGTAAAGCTGTAAATATATTTTAGTTATTGTAATATATTGATTATTAGATATTTACAGAAACATGTTTATTTCAATTCGTTGGATTACAGATTATTATAAGATGTTTGAAGTAGATTCAAAATTTAATTTTTTCACAGAAGCAAACTTTGAAAAATCAGATTTCAATCCTATGGATTACCCGGTAGGAGATGATAGAAGATACGAAAAAATGATTTTTGAAGGTTTGGCGTCCGATTCTTCTATAGATTCGGAGGATGAATCTATGAATCCTAACGGATTTGTAATAGACCGTTTTCTGAAACACGGTCTAATCAATTTAGACCATTTGCCATCACGAAGCCCTATCAATAAATCAAGGTTTTGGATAGGACACCCCTTGGATGCTTATGTAAAGAATAACAAGTTTTACGTACGTTGTCAGTTGTGGAAAAAATCACCGGAAGCAAGAGCCTTTTATGACAAGGCACTGGAAATGCTTGCAAGCGGCACCGACCGAAAGCCGGGTTTCTCTGTTGAAGGAAGAGCACTTGAAAGAGACAAGAACAACCCTAAAAAGGTGACAAAAGCGCTTATCACAAACGTAGCAATGACAATGACGCCCGTAAATGCAAATTCATTTGCCGATATAGTAAAGGGCGTGCAGACAGTAGATTTCGTAGAGGATAATAAAGAAGAAATTAACAACGGTTCCAATAACGTTCTTGTAGAGCTACAGAAGGACGGATATAATATAAAAATAGACAAGTCTTTCAACGTTACCATTAACCCTATCATAGTGGAAAGAGACGAAAGATTTCAAGAGCTTTATAATTATTATCTGAACGGTAATGTAGGATTGAACGTTATAAAGGACTATTTGAGAATCGTTAATAAATAAGTTTGTACACAATTAAAAGTTTAATAAAGATGGACGAAAAATATTTGAACGACCCTATCGTATCTCTGATGAAGTCTATGGGATTTTCCGACGAGTACATTATGGCGAACGTGAAAATCGAAAAGTCTGAAAACGGAGCCGCAGCAGGAGACCACGAATCCGAAACCAAAGAGGAAAAGGATATCAACAAGTTGGAAAAGGAAGCCGTAAAGGATGAAGAAAAGGTGAAGGAAGACGAAAAGAATACTGCTAAGGATAAGAATGCAGAAGACGAAAAAGTGGAGAAATCCGACAAGGAAGACATCATGAAATCATTGGGTTCTGTATTTGCACCTTTGATGGAGAATTTCCAAAAGTCTATTGACAAGTTCCAGGAAACAGTGGATGATATTAACGACAAATTGGACAAAATGTCTGGCGTTACTCCTATGTTCCGTTCAGAAGGACTTAACAATATGACAGCTATTCAGAAATCTTTCGAGGAAAGAAAGGACGAAGCAGGTAAATACGAAGTTAATGTAGTGAAAGACAGACCTATGGCCGTAAAGCTTATTGAAAAGTCTTTGGAAGAAGCACCGGAAGATATCGCTAAGTCACTGGAAAGTGATGCACTTGCATACCTTATCAATCCGGACGCTGAAACAGTAGGCGAAAATCTCGCACGTTACATGTACGAAAAGAATGGTGTAAAATTCGTGAAATAAACTCTATTAAATAAAAAGAATATGGATTTGTATAATTATAGCAATCAAAACGGTACTGGCGATGTACTGGGCGGCATGGATTCGGCAGAAATCTTGAAAGCGATGGAAGCAGGTCTTAAGACCGGAATGCAGTATAACAACGAAATCAACAATGGTGGTGGTTTGAAAGTTGAATCCCTGGATTCAGTCTTGAAGATTC